AAAAAGAAGCAATGAAAATACAAGGTAGCGGTTGGATATATTTGGCAAGTGATGGTACTATCAAAACAATTAAAAATCATCAAATAAAACTAGATATTGTGCTTATTATCGATTGGTGGGAACATGCATGGGCGTTGGACTACCAAGCTGATAAGAAAGGCTATCTAGCCAATCAGTGGAAGATAATAAACTGGAATATTATCAGTTCTAGAGTTGGTCTACGGTCTTAAGACTGCTAGCCGGAATACTCCATACATTTCTACTCTCAACGCCTTTGGCCTGTGCAAACTTTTTGGCGTCGCAATTGTCACACACGTGATACACACTATTTGTTAATCGATTTGGATCCATTGATCCTTTATCTCGATTAAACACTTCCCCACAACAATCGCACCTAAGTATCAACACTGTTTTATTACGGCTGTAGGTATGATGTTTACCACGTTTGCTGGTTCTCACGTGTTGAGTTTGACGAAATTCGGTGCCTATGAACATCATGTATTTACATTAAGATTATAAAAATCTTTTGATAAATACTCTATCGAGGACAATCATGATCACCATTTCCAATTCAGCCAAGTTAAAAATACTAGATCTGTTAGCAGAAGAAAACAATCCTAATTTATCTTTACGTACATTTGTCCAAGGAGGCGGTTGTAGTGGATTCAGTTACGGGTTTACATTTGATGAAGTAATGAACGAAGATGATTTTGAAATTCCGTTAACTGATAGTTTTAAAGTACTTGTAGATGCAATGAGTATGCAATACTTGTCAGGTGCAGAAATAGATTATAAAGAAGAATTAATGGGTAGCACATTCAGCATAAAGAATCCTAACGCACAAACAACATGTGGTTGCGGTTCTAGCTTTGGAGTTTAAATAAATGACACAAAATCTTATTAATGTAGGTATTCAGGGCAACGACGGCACAGGCGATAGTATTCGCGAAAGTTTTACCAAAATAAATAAAAACTTTACTGAATTATATGCTGTGTTTGGCGAAGGCGGACAGATTAAATTTGGTAACTTAGCCGATGCACCGGGAACTAAAACTTACCCTATAACAAACATTAGCGGGAATAACACAAAAGTTACTATTGTATTCAGTAACACGGACACCGCATTGAGTCCGTTTACTGTGGGGCAAAACATTGTTATTAAAAATGTTGTTCCAAATATATACAACGGAACATATGTTGTTACTGATGCTACTCCAACAACAGTAAAATTTCTAAGTGTAGCTACTACTAACACTATTAAACTTGGTACAGTTTCTAATACAGCTTACAATGCTAATCAAGTTATTATGGCAAACAGTACTGGTACTGGACTTACAGCACGTACTCTTGTGGGTACAGGAAATCTTACTATTGACACGACCAATAACAGTCAATTAACTCTTGGGATTAGCAGCGACGGATTCTTGTCAGCAACTAGTCCAATTTTAAAACAAAGCATCAACGGACGCGGCAATTTTTCTTTAGGAAATCTTGCTGATCCCACAGATACTGTTGTAAATAATTTTAATACTTATTATGGACAACAGGGCTATGCTCCGGTATCTAAAGATTCGTTTGCAGTGACTGTTGGCTATGCAAACACCCACTTTTTGCAATTAACAAATTCAGGCGCACTATCTGGACCACTTAAAGTCAGAGATGAACCGTTAGTACCTCAAATAAACGATGTTGACTACGATCCCGAACTAGCAGGTAACTATGTAGCCACCGAGGCTGTTCAAAGAAAACATGTTGTTCGCCGAGACGGCGATACTATGACCGGTGCATTAACTCTAAGCGATCACCCAATCCCGTTATCTGGTAAAGGTATAATAAGCAGTTCTTCTGATTTACAAGCAGCCACTAAAGGATATGTAGATAATAATACATATTTCAGTGGAGTTAACTTGTATGTTAGTGCTACCAAGGGTGATGATTTACAAAGTAACACCCCAGTAGGCCGTGAAGGTCGGGCTTGGCAATATGCTTACAAAACTGTTAGTGCCGCAGCATTGCAAGCTGAGAACTTAATTAATCTTTCCAGTACAGAACCTGGGCCGTATCGACAAACTATTGCCTATACCATTGGGCCAACACAGTATCAAAGTACAGTAATTAATAACACAGTAGAAACACTTCCTTGGCTAATTGGTCTTACACCAGGTGATGGTGTAGATGTGGGTGTTACTGATACAGCATATCTATTAGAAAAAAATAAAGCGTTCATACAAAAAGAAACAATTGCATATTTGAATAGAAAATATGTTAATCAATTCACACTAGATGTAACACAGTGGTCCAATATTATAAAAAATATAATAGCAGGTGTTGGATACGACTTAGTGTTTACTAATTCTACTGGTACCTTGACAAACTACAATAGTGTAACACAAGCTAGTTTGCTATTCAATGAAGATAACGTTAGTCTTGTAGTCAACTATTATATTCAACTGGTAGATGCAATTAATTTTATTAAAACCCAAGCACAGAATTTTTCGTATAATGTTCCTGCTTCAAGTGATTATGTTGATCAAGTTATTGATGCAATATGCTATGACGTACTATTTGGTTCAAATTTTCAAAGTATACAAGTAGGATTACTTTTCAACGACGGTGCAAATACTAACCTAAGTGCTACCGAAATTACCGGAGCCTTGACTAATTTATCAAATATAATTACACAGACTGCAAGTTGGAATAACGGTGTTACTAGTTCCCCTAGTAGCATTACTGTTATTAAAAATTTAATAACAACGATTAATTCAATTATTTTATCTGGAAAAATTCCAGATCCTGTATTTCCTGACTTATTAGTTACTGCTACTGGACAAACAAGTGCCAAGTATTTGTTAATCAGTAATATACCATTTTTACAAGCAGAACTAGTTTCATTTATTACAGCGAATTTCCCCAAAGTTGAGTATAACAGAACTAGCTGTGAAAGAGATATTCAATACGTGGTATGGGGATTAGTATATGATATGATGTACGGCGGTAATAGTCGTACAGTTAATTCTGGATTAAGATATTGGTTATACAGTGGCACTCTAAGTATTGATCCTCCAATATTTTGGGAAACTATTTACGGATATTTAGGTACACTAGTTGATGATGTAATCAACAACCGAGCACCTGCAAAGTTTTATCAACAAACAACCACACAGTATACTAATGAAATTTACATCGAAGGTGGAACACAATCCAGTGGGCTAGCTGATAACATTGCTTCATTTATAAGTATTATCGGAAGTGTCGGTGGAACACCTTCTCCTGCAAACTTGATAGGAGAGCCAGACACTGTAATAATTAGTGGCGGATCAATAACTGTAGTATATCCAACAACTTCTAATGCTGGTTCAACATTGCAGAACATACGTTCACAAATACAATCACAAAAGATTGGAGCTAGTTTTACAGGTAACATCAATCCAATTATTGGAAGTAGTACATCAAGATTAACTATCACTGGCGGAATCACAGGTTCAATAGGAACTTCTGATGTTATTGCCGGTGTTGGAATTATCAGCGGTACAAAATTAGTATCTGGTTCAGGAGCAAGCTGGGTTGTTAGTAATAGCCAAACAGTAGTATCTGAAAGTGTATCTACTGGATTAATTTCTATTACCCTTAACTACATAAATGAAAATTATTCTATAATTAACAGTCCGGTTGTTAATTCTGTAACTACTGAATTATTTTCATTAATCACAACTTTGCTAGAAAATGGTATTGCTAGTCGTCCAACTGTACAGTTAGTAAACCCAACAGGATTGTCAACAGATAGCGTTAATGCCAAAAATACATTGCTATCAAATTTAGCAACTATAAAAACAGCATTTACAAATTACATTACAGCACAGCACCCAACAACTGTATACGATGTGACTCTGGCGCAACGATCAATCGGTTATGTTGTTGAAGCAATAGCATATGATTTGACTTACGGTGGAAATACAGCTAGTAGTGCAATTGCACAGAAATTTATTCCGTGTGCCGGAGCAAATGGCCAGGGTTTGGAAATTATATTCTCCGATGCTATATTGTCCAGCACTGGCGCAACTATTACTAGTTTGTTAAATGCAAATCCATCTTCATCAATTATAGATCCGTTGGTTAGCGAGATTTCTACAATTGTTGGTGCATCGTCGATTACAATTGAATCAGCTAATAACACTCCAACAATTGTAGCAAGAACAATTGTTGGACAAGTTGTAAATGTTCAAAATTTCCCAGTAGTAGCACCAATAGTTACCGCTAATCTGTACGGATCAGAATTTGTTAGTTCGCAAACAATTATTAATAATAATTCTGCAGTAATTACTGATGATACTATAAATTATTTAAGAAGTACCTACAGAGGCGGATTTAACTACAACGAAAGTACATGTTATAGAGATGTTGGATATATTTTAGATGCCATTGTCATTGACTTGTTGGTTGCAGGTAACTATCAAAGTGTTAATGCCGGATTAGCATATTATAAAAACTCCAGTGCCAAAAGTATTGCAATTGGAACTCAGTTAACAGAGACACTGGACGGTTTGACATTTGCGTTTGGTGATGGCGGATACAACGGAACTACAAATAATCTTGGACTAGTATATGGAGTTCTTAATAACTCTGCCATAGCAAGATATCAAAATTTAGTTCAACCCTTTCCTGATGTAACAAAAAATCCGTCGGGAACTGCTGTTGATCAATACACAAGTAATATTGGATTAACACTAAGCATTATTAAATTAGGAGTTAGTGCAGCACCTACTCCAAATTACGGTACTGGGTATTATAGTGTAAAATTTAGTAATGGTGGAAACGGATATGTTGATCAAGGTACTCCAGGCGATGTGCATATTATACCAGGAAAAATACTAGTTGGTGTTAAATCTAACGCATATGGATTGATTGCAAATTACGCACCAGGATCTGTGTTGCCCTATGATACAATAAAAGTTTATCTAACCCAGCCCGGATTCTTCCAAGCAGGAGAAACTGTTGACTACGGTGAAGTAGTTAAAAACCTAAATATTACTATTTTCCTCGAAAGTGGAGTTTATTACGAACATTACCCTATTAGGATTCCAGCAAACGTCACAATTAGCGGCGACGATTTCCGTAGAACAATTATCAGACCGTTGGATGCTATCAGCCAAAGTCCGTGGAGAACAATATTTTTCTACAGAGATGGTATCATTGACGCATTGCAAACTGGACTAATAAATTATGCTGGGACCGACTATGCGTTGCAAGCTGAAACATCATTAACCATTGGTGGTACAACAGGAACATTTACCGCAACATTGGGTAATAATGTTCAAACTTTACCTACTTGGGTAGGTTTAGTGCTAACTGAAAATGTTTATGCTGTAACTGGAGCATCAGTTAACACATTAACCAATGTAGTTACTATGACCTTCGTGACCATTGAAGGCAACACAATGCCAGCTCAGCCTTACATTCAAGGCGATAATCTTGTTATAGAAGGCATGGCTCCAACTACATACAATGGTGTTTTTCCAATCAGTACAATTAGTGTAAGCAATAACATAGCTACAGTAACATTTGTTAATTTTAAAGTTTCAGGCGCTGCAACTGGATATGGTAATATTAGTACAGGTAAAGCTGTTATTAGTACAGTTAGTGGCAATTTAATGACATGTACAACAGTTTATCCTTTTAGTAAGGTTCAAACATTTAGTGCAAATAAGTGGCATTTGTTTAGTACTATTAATTATGGACGTCATTACTTAACTGATCCTTTAGATATTAATAGTATTCCAAAAAACAATAAAGACATAGATGTGTTTTTATGCAATGATGCAACACGTATCAAGTTAGTATCTATGCAAGGTCACGGTGGCTTCACTATGGTTCTTGACCCAGAAGGTCAAATTAAAACCAAATCACCATACGGTCAAGAGTCAGGCAGTTTTAGTGGAAGTATTAATAGAAAAAGATTTGCAGGTGGACAATTTGTTGACGGATTTGCTGGAAGATTGTTTGGTAAAATTATTGGTATTGCCAATAGCGGACTTCAGATAACTGTTCAAGGGTCAGTAAACAGTGGTTTAGATATAAGACCTCCACAAACACCGTGTGCATATTACTTGCAAGGATATAGATATCAAATTAATGATGTAATAAGTTATAATAGTGCAACAGCTACAGCAGTATTAGTACTAGATGTTAGTACTCCTTTCAATCCAGCTACCATATACAGTAGTTCAGATTTTGCAACTAACTTAAATTATATCATCAATGGTTCAAGATACGACATGGTATTTGGAACAAACTACAATAGTGTATTCCAAGGTGTTAGATATATTTCCCCACAACACATAGTTGCAACAACAGCATTGAGTTTTGTTACTCAGGGAATATCTTACGCTCAAAATCAAATTGATTTACAAAGTATACAATTTGGTAATAGAGTAAGTGTTGATAAAAGTTTGCAGATAGTTAATAACATATTAACTAACGGTGTAATTAGTATCCCAGCTCTGACATTCAATGATCCAGTAGCAGGTAATACTGGATGGTCAAACGCTACACCGTCAACATTAACCAATTTATCTAATGCTAGACGTGTTATTACATCAAATAGAAAGTTTATACAATCCGAAATATCAGCTTGGATTGCTACAAACTATGTTACCAACAGTTTGGTTAATTATAGTGCTGTGAAAACTCAAAGAGATATAGGTCGTATTTTAGATGCAATGTGTTATGATTTATTATACGGTGGCAATTCTGCCGTATATGATTTGTCAATATTACTGTACGAGGATGTAGGTCAACTTGCATCAAACAAAGAAGTTTATATTGCATCATTTATAAAGCTAAACGCTGTATTAAAATCAATTGTACAGAACATAAGCATAACACCAAGTGCAGGTAATTTAGAGATTCAAAATACCACAAGTTATAGTGCTGCAACAGCAACCGAAGCTACTACAGCTGGAAATTTAATTAGCTTGTTAATTGATTATGTTGGCAACGGATTATTTGATAACACATTTGCAGCAACCATTGTTAGCGGGTCAACTTCTGTTACCTTTTTATCATATAGTCCATTCTTAACTAATGGAGCAACTATAACAGGGACTGGTATTGTTTCAAGTCCACCAACAACCATTAGCGGTATTAATTTTACAACAGGAACTGCAACATTAAGTCAAGCAGCAACCAGTACCAGTGTTAGTGCTGGCGGCACAAATTACGACGGTTCAGTGCTTAAGATAGTCGGAGCAGCTGCTATTACAAGAATTGTTCCTGTAATTACTAGTCAAAACGCATTAGCACAAACAGATTTTGCCACTATTGGATCCATTGCTAGTGCCACTGTAAGTGACACAGTAAATTATATTAGCTCAGGAGCGGGCATTGGGATTAATATTGAAGGCGGTGGAAATAAAACCATGCTGAGTAACGACTTTACACAAGTCAATGACTTGGGTTATGGTATTTTAGTTACCAACGGAGGCGGGGCAGAGGCCGTAAGTGCATTTACATATTATTGTTATGTAAGTTACTGGGCATTGAATGGAGGTCAACTTCGTAGTGTTGCAGGATCAAGCGGGTACGGTATATACGGATTGCGAGCTACCGGAAGCGATGTAACCGAATTACCCAACTCCGTAAACTTGGCTAACGATATGGTTCAAGTTGCTCGAGTTTACAAACAAGGTGTTTTCTTAGCAAGTCAATCCACAGCAACCAATCAAAATTTAACAGTATATATTATTGGTTACGAATATGCACCGCAATCTACAAGTGAATTAGAAATTGATCATACCGCTGTTGGCGGAGGCATTGTTCGATATTTAATAAACACAGTTACACATACTACAGTTTATATAAATCAACAAAACGTTTTGGCGTTGGCACTAAGCACTTCGGGCACAAATAATACAGCAACTACCGGATTGGCCTATGCATTATACGACGGGCAACAAGTAACAATTCGTCCTTTACAGAGTCTTAAATTTTATAATATTACCAATGTTAAACCAGTAAGACCAAGTACCGCATTGCAATACAGTAGCAATCTAGGTGACATTTATCGTATTATTAGCTACGGATTAACAGAAAGCACAGGCGAACAACTACCACCAAATACCGCGGTATTAACAACAGATAGCAGTTTTGCATATTATAAATTTGCTGTTGACAACACTAGCATTAAAAATGCCGACCTTGCCAATTACAATGCTAGTGCATTTGTAGCAAACGGTGGAGCTGGTAATAGCACAAGTAGTACAACATTAACAGTAAACAATCAATATGGAACTATTGCCACAGGACAAACCTTAGGCGGAATAGGATTTAGTAATCAAACAGTTTTGACAGTAGCAACTAACTCATTTACTTCAACTGGGTCAACTATTAGTATATCTGGACAGTTGCAAATTGGTGCATTAGTTACTGGAGCAGTTGCTGTTGGACAATTATTGTCTGGTAGCGGATTGACTGGCATTTGTATCACAGCAGCCATAGGCGGCGGTGGAACAGGAAGTGGCAGCTTTTGGCAAACTAACTATACCGGAACAGCAATAAGCGCCGAAGCGGTTGACGGAACTTCGTACACAGTAACACTAAGCGGAGTACCTGCACTGACTCCTGTTGGTACTGTGATATTTTCAGCCCAGACGCAAGGATACACATTGGGCGACAGTAAAATAGCTGTACTGTCTATACAAAATACATCAACATTAAATCAAATTAATCAAGGAACCTACCTGACAGGGTGGGGAGGAAAAGTATTTAGAGTATTAAGCTATACCCAATCAGTTACTCCGTCAACCGGTTTATACAGTGCAAGCAGTTCGGGCACTACTTTAATTCTAACCAGTTTTGCAGGAAGTATAACAGCTGGGCAGATTGTTACTGGTATTGGATTTAATGGTACACAATTTGTTCAAAGTTCAAGTTTAATTAATAATACCATAACAATAGTATTAACAAAGGCACCAACTTCGACTCCGTCAGGTATTATTAGTATCGGTGTTGCTTCGAATTCGTTCTTAACTATTGATCCTAACAGTGTGTATAATTTGTCCAGTACAGGAACATCCGTTCCTGCTATGTCATTTAGCAGTCAAACATTACAGCCAACTAGTAGTACCAGCAAGTATGTTACTTTTAATATTCCTTACAGCCCTGGTGCAGTTTTACCTCCGGTTGATAGTTATCTAACTGTTGCAAATCAATCTAATACAAATTATAATGGAATTTATCAAGTAGTTGGTGTCAATAATACAACACAAATAACTGTATCAGATACTTCTAATTTAACAAAAGGTATGATTGTTAGCTACCTTAATCTTACAGTAACTGGTGCGGCCCTTACAAGTTTAGTGGCAAGTAGTCCCAGTGCCGGATATGTAACTATAAACTTTACAACTCAAACTGGAATATTATTTCCAACAGGAAGTACAGTTATTGTTTCAGGTGTGACAGGAACCATAGCTTACAACAACACATACACCGTTACATCTGGCAGTTATAGTTCTGTAACATTTGCAAGTGCAACAACTGGTGCGGCTACATTAACCAGTGCAACAATAAGTTCTCCGTTTGCAAATATTTTACCAAATCAGACTATCATTCAAAGTGTTGATAGCTCATCACAGTTTACTGTAAGTCCAGCGGCGTGGGTGCAAACAGGTTCACAAATAAGTGCCAGCTTAGTGGCCACAATGTCCAGTATTACTGTAACTAGTGGAGGATCAAATTATTCAAGTGCGCCTTCAATAACTATTGGAACTGTAAATAGCGGCGGCGCCACTACTCAAGCAATTGCTGTTGCTGTTATGGCTGGTGGAAGTATTCAAAGTATAACTATTGTTAGTCCTGGCTATGGATATACAAGTTTACCCGATATCATTGTTGGCACAGTAGCCGGAGCAACTCAAGCTATATTAACACCAGTTCTAACTTCCACAGTTACAATTAGTACAGTTGCCAGTGCAGGCGTCAACACTGTCCAAGCCACTTTATTGTATCCAAATGATCCAGGAACAAACGGTAATGCTACTACAGTAACCGCCACTGGTAATTACATTACTTTAGGTACCGTTGCCAATTTGACAGCTGGAAATCAAATTACATTTACTACACCAGCAGGTGGAAGTGCATTGGGTAATTTAATTTCAGGAACAACATATTATATCTTAACTGTAAATTCAGGCACTAACCAAATTACAGTAAGCCAACAATACGGCGGTAGTACATTTGCTGTGTTGTCAGTAGGATCTTCAACAGGGATAATGACATTCTTTAGCCCCGCATACGGTTTTGGAACTAGCATTGCCAGCGTAAGTTACACCAGTAAAACATATAATTCTGGTAATAATAATTATTCAGTAGTATTGAGTTTCTCAACTACCACAGCTCCTACAACTGATGCGTATTATTATGTTGCTGGAAATACAAATAGTTTATATAACGGCTATTATAAGTGTACTAATAGCTCAACAACTAGTATAACATTAACATATCCGTTTGATCCGGGAATATTTAGTATCACTACTGTAACTTCAATTACAAAAGAAGTAACTAGTGCAACTAGTAACTATTTAGGTTTAAGTAAACCATTCCCTACCACAGGAGTAACTAATTTAAGATTAGGATACCCAGCAGTATCGGGCGGACAGATCACAGTTAAAATTAGTACTAACCGTGCAACAGGACATGACTTTTTAAATATTGGCACAGGCGGATATAATACTAGTAATTATCCAACACAAATTTATGGTAACCCAGCTATTCCAGCATCTGCTAGTAGCCAAGTACTTGAAGAAACTGTAGGTCGTGTGTTCTATGTAACAACTGACGAAAACGGTATTTTCCGAGTTGGTAGATTCTTTAGTGTTGACCAAGGTACGGGTACTGTTACATTCTCCGCAAGTATTGCGCTGAGTAATTTGGACGGTTTGGGATTTAAGAAAGGTGTTGTAGTTGCAGAATTCAGTACCGACGGGACCATGGCTCAAAATGCTAGCGATACAGTACCAGTCGAAAGTGCTATACGAACATTTGTTGATGCTAGATTAGGATTGACCTACAGCGGTAGCCCAACTCCTACAATTAATTTAATTGGTCCAGGATTTTTGGCATTAGATGGTAGTTTGGGTATGAAAGGCAACCTCAATGCTGCAGGCTTTGCTATTAGTAATTTAGCAAGTCCTGCTTATACCACCGATGCAGCTAATAAAGCATATGTAGACGGATCTAGTGCTGCATACAACAGTCTATATAAAATGACAGATGTTGCTATTAAAGCAACAGCAACTTATGTTAGTATAGGAGTCAGCGGATTTAGTCCTCCGGTATATGTACTGACATTGTCTGGTGTGTTTGGAACAATTTTACCAGGCATGATAGTTTCTGGAAACGGGTTTACTGGAGGGCAAACGGTTCTAGCTGTTAGTATTACGTCGGTGAATCCTGCACTGGGCGGTGCGGGTACTGTTACACTTGATGCTAGTTATAATACTACACCAAATGGCAATACTCCAATTGTCTTCTCAACACAAACTCAAAACGATTTATTGGTGTATGATGGTACAAAATGGGTCGCTTCTAGTACTACTGGAGGAAATGTTGGTATTGTATACACACCTGGAACAGGTGGAGCCACTGGAAATCTAACAGCCAGTATTAACAATTTGACTATTACCAATGCAATGGTTAGCACAACTGCTGCTATTGTACAAAGTAAACTAAGTTTAAGTGCCGCAGGAACATTAGCAACTGGCACTAGCGGAACAGGCACAAGTGGTGCAATTGTACAAGCTGACCTGGGACTATCAGTATTTAATAGTAGCGTGTTTACCAGCACAAATGGTTGGATTAATTTATTAACCAGTACAAGTACAACTAACGGTATCCAGTTGAACAAACTAGCACAGATAAGTGCTGGATCAGTGTTAGCTAATTTAACAGCAGGCATAGCCAGTCCTACAGTAGTAAGTCCTGCCGATGTAGTGGCAGCTGCAGGCGGGGTTGTTAATAGTTCATTTAATTCAAGCGGTGTGATGATTGTCAGTTATGATAACGTAACTACCAATAATAATACTTACGGTGTGACTCCAGTTAGTATTGTTAATGCCAAAGGAGCAATTGTAAAAAGTAATGCAACTGACGGAAGTGTTGACGTTGCTATTTTAAAAGTTGCAACTTATCCAATAATAAAAGTCACAGGATCTACAGTAAGTCTCAGTACGCCAGGTGCAAGTACTAGTTCTACTTATTTTATGACCAGTGTAGGAACTACTGGTAGCGATACCGTTACAACTACTTACGGAACATTTGATACCAGTAACGGAACTCTTAAAGCAACATCTATTACTACAGGAGATACGTTAACAACTGGTAACATAACTGGTAACTATCAAGTACAATCTGGCAGTACTATTGACTTGTACAGTTACGGTGGTATATTAAAATCTGGAACATTAACAACTGGTTCAGATACAAATCTTGGAACTATCACAGGCACATGGAGTTTGCATGCCGGAAGTCAGCTACAGGCCACATACAGCGACTTGGCAGAATGGTATCGTGCAGATTTAGATTACGAACCTGGTACAGTGTTAGTATTTGGAGGCGATGCAGAAGTAACAACTACATCAACAATCAACGATACTCGTTCAGCAGGCATTGTAACAACAGCGCCTGCTTACACAATGAACAACGAGTTGGCAGGTACTAGAGCTTGCCTTGCACTAGCAGGTCGTGTTCCATGTAAGGTTGTTGGTCGTGTAAAGAAAGGTGACATGCTGACCACAAGTGCAACTCCTGGTTATGCTGTCAAAGCATTGAATCCAACACTGGGAGCAATTATTGGTAAAGCATTGGAAGATAAGGATTACGGTGAAGCCGGAATCATTGAAGTTGCTGTAGGGAGAATATAATGTCTAAACAAAATATATTTGTTGGTGCAAGTGCAAATGACAAAGGCGGGGATGCTATACGAACTGCTTTTATAAAGTGTAATAATAATTTTGATGAGTTGTATGCCAGTTTAGGAACTGGTGTGGTTCCGGCCCCTGGAATAGGGGACGCTAATAAGTTATTGGCTGTGAATGGTTCAGGAACAGGCTACTTACTGGTTCCCGATGCGTTTGGTAATGCTGTGATTACATTAGCTGATAATCCTCCTGGTAATCCAAACGAAAATAATATGTGGTACGACGACCAAAGTGGTAGGTTATTTGTGTACTATCAAAATCACTGGGTTGAAGCTAGTCCTCCTCTAAGTCAATGGAAGGCAATACCTCCTGAACATGCAGAAGGTGCAAGCGGTGACACTCAGGGTGAATGGAGTGCAGACGATAATTATTATTATTTTTGCACAGCCACTTGGCAAGGATTGGCCACACCAATTTGGCGCAGAATAGCGTTTGATAATAATAATAATTGGTAATAAGGATCAATAATGACTACACTAAATTTTCCAACTCCTACATACCAGGGACAAACTTTCCTTGCACAAAACGGAATTATCTACACCTGGGATGGAGAAAAGTGGATTGTAGAAGGCGCCCAAGCTGGTAGCATTGGTTACATACTTCCTCCGGCTAGCAATAGCAGATTGGGTGGTGTTACTGTTGGTACAAATATCAATGTGGATCTAAATGGTGTTATCAGTATTCCCAACCAAACACAAGCTGATTGGAATGAAACTGATTCCACACACATTGACTATATCAAAAATAAACCAGCCGATTTGAGTGCATTCACCAACACAGCTGGCTATGCATTAAGGACTGATCTTACTTGGAACAATATCACAAGTGCTCCAAACTTTGCTGTGTTACCCACCAGCACCGCTGGTTACTTGTACAACAACGGTAGTGGTACACTGAGTTGGAGTACCCCTGCTGGTGGAACTGGTGGTTCTACCAATGAATTAGTAAACGGAATTTATACAGTTAGTTTAGGGACAGGCGGTGTGCTAACATTGCCCAATGGCACTAATATATACGGAGATGGAATATTCCAGGCCGACGCAGTTGGCGGATTTGAATTAAATTCATTTACTGATAATATCGGCGGCGGCAAGAAGACATGGACCTTTGGCACGGATGGTTTGCTAACATTGCCCGGTGGACAACTAATTGGATCTCTAGAAGGCTCTGCTGGTATCTTTGGTCCAAACGGAACAGATTTTTTAATCAATACTCGCTTTGATAACACAGGTTCTTATCAGGCGTGGACATTTGGCACAGATGGTAAGTTAACATTCCCAGGTGCGGAAGGATTCCAAGCAACGTTTGGCAGTGTTGAGCCTGTAGGCGATGTGCTACACAGTGTCAACAGTTTATATCTAGAATCAGAATTGACTGTTGGCTTGACCAGTGGAACTCAAGTATACGATTTAGAAACTGCCTACAATGATCAACTAACAGTGCTAACCAGTCTGATGGAAGCAACGCTGTTTGGCACCGTGTTCTGGCCACCAAGTCATGATTCAATCATTGCGTTGGCTATAGAAAAAGCCACCAATCCACTCATACCAGATGCAGTAATAGAATCTGCCCAAGCAGTGTACGATGCATGGAATGCTTGGCAGTCAGCAAGAACCTCATCTGGCGTACTGATCAATGTTGCTGACAAACATTGGGTGTTTGGAGCGGCTGGTGATTTGAGAGTTCCGGGCACAATTAGTAAAACTAATATCCTGCAACTGAATAGTGCTGGTACCTTCCCTGAGGGCGGCAGTAGTGGCAATACTGCGTCGGTTAGCATTGACGGCTTTAATGGTAGACTACTGGTAAGAACTGGCAATAGCGATACCAACAAAGATTGGATATTTGGCACAGATGGCAGTTTGACACTGCCTGGCAGTTTGACACTACCCGCATCAGCACCTATAACATTTACAGCAAATCTAGTGCCTGTTTATCACGCAGGTGGCGGCGATGCTTGGTATTATACAGTGATATTCCAACCTCACGCAAACGGTGATGTTGAAACAATGATCAGTGGTGGCAGCAGAGTATGGGATCACAATCCAGGTTATCAATCAGGCGATTCTTGGAACTTTACCGAAGCTGATCACGGTATTCCAGGATATACATTTACCTTGACACTTGGCATTGTGAACGACCTTGGCGGTGGTCAGTGGTCTGCTAATTTCGCTACAGGGGAAGGTCCAGAATATCCATCAACTGTTAAATCTCCCGCAACTATCAAACTATCAGCTGATACCAAAAATTGGACCTTTGGCACAGATGGTAATCTAACATTACCAGGTGGTGCCGGATTACAATCAGTAGGTGTGACTGGAGCAGAAGGCCGTCAGAGTTTAGCCAGCACTAGAACGGATGGTAGTTTATTCCTTACTGCTAATAGTCCTACAGTAGGCAGTGTATTTTTAATGGGGCAAAACAATTATATTATCTCAGGTTCAGATATATCTGACGGCGCAACTTATAGTCAATGGACATTTGACTCTAATGGCAGTTTAACATTGCCAGGTGGTAGTGCCATAGGTTATACGCCTTCTGTCAGTACTGATATCACAGTCAATAATAAAAAATGGGCGTTTGATGTAAACGGCACATTAACAGTACCAGGCAATATCAGCGCCCAAGTAGGCAACAATCTAAGCATTAAAACTAAATCAGTTACTAATATAGCAATTGAATTCGCTGGGTCAGGATACCCTTCATTAGGTGGACTATTTGCCACTACAGGCGGCAGCGGTACAGGAATGACAGTACAAGTGTATGGCCCTAGCGGCAGTCTTGAGGCTGTAAGTATAGGCAATCCAGGATCAGGATACTTAAACGGCGATGTTGTCAATGTAGTAGGAGGTAACGGAACTGTTAGAGTCAGTATAACTCAAGGCAATTGGACCTTTGGTACAGATGGTGGTTTAACATTCCCAGATGCTACTGTTCAAACCACAGCATGGCGAAATCAACTATCTTCAGATCTATTAGTAAACAATCATAAAATATTTGGCGGTAATGGCGGTACAGTTGGTATACGAACTCAATCATATTTTAACGGCACCGGCCTTGACCCAATTGATTACGATTGGACCTTTGGCACTGATGGTAATCTAACATTGCCCAACAACGGTAAAATTACCAGTGGTGTTAACACAGCTCAGGTTGGTTCTACGACAACTATTGCACTCAATGATGGTGGCCGCCAAGAGGCGTACGATGTTACATGGGCGGGAATAGCTTGGACTGGCAACGAATCTGTGTTTACCACATACGCGGCAGGCAGCACAATCACTTTTGCCAATGGTGATGTAAGAACTATTACTGAAATTCAGAAAAATATGGTGGAGGAGGGGGAATTTACCATTGACATATACTGGTCAGGATCAAGAACACTAGCACCAGACTTAGCATTTCCAATCACGCTAAAGACCAGCAACTATGCGGCAGCTTATACAGCACCGGAATGGCGATTTGGCACAAATGGTAGTTTGACATTACCAGATGCCAGTGTTATTGCCAGTTACAAACCTGTCACAGTGATTGCCCAAACATCAACTACAAGAACAATCACAGATCAAGCAAGTGCCGCCTACATTCTGTTTACTGAAACAGTGGATACTGCTAATGCATACGCCAATGGTGTATTTACAGCACCATATACAGGATACTATCAATTTAATTTATCTATATATTTCTCAACATCAGTGACATTAAACTCAGGTAGCTTTTTCCTTATAGACAGCAGTGACAGCACTAAAAGAGTTACAATCATGCAAGATGCATGGTCAGGACGATATCTACACTACTCAACTGTGGTTCAAGCAACCGCTGGAGACACCATTCATTGTTTTGTTCTAAGGAATGCTAGCGGAGCAAATATTGAACTAGCCAGCGGCTGTAGATTGACTATACACAGAGTAAGCATTAGCTAATTACGGTAAATACACTAAAGAGAGCGGATTATGACAATACCAACATTAAAAGAGATAAAATTAGGAAATTATCCAAACGACGGCACGGGTGATGATTTACGTACGGCATTTCTTAAAGTTAATTCTAATTTCAAAACACTGTTTGATGAAGGTGCCATAATTAATGGAACTAATCTTGGAAATGGCGCGGCCATACTTACTGGAAAAAATACAACTAATTTAAATTTAGAATTTAAAACAATAACAACTGATACCACTATAATTGTAGATACAACTAATACTAACCACATACACTTATCATCAGTTACAAAATTAGAAAACGATGGCTCGCCTAAACTTGGATCTAATTTAAATCTCAACGGACATTACACTTTTGGCGGCGATACACAAAGTACAATATACGGTTTAGATTTTCCTGTATTAAATAATTTATTATCATCTGTACTGTCTAGCAATAATTTAAATTTAGATTTAGGGACAATTTCAAATCCAACAGGATTCCAGCAATATCCCAAGGGTTACCCTATAGATTTAAACGGTACTGGGGTTATTAATGGATTCAACGACCCGTTAGAAAATGATTACGACTTTGGGGAATTAATTAATACTCAAATTATACCAGTCAGTACCACAGTAACAACGGCTATCTTAGCGTCAGTGCAAACTATACCAACTAGTGCAGAAACAATTATAACACTATCTGCAGAATCGGATATAAATGTTTGGTTTTCAAATAATAGATTTCAACCAAACATTCCAGGCTGGTATAATATATCATATTCTGTAACATTTGCATCTGGTTTAGGAACAGGTTCAATGTATGTAAAAATATTTAAAAACACCAGTTCTGTTCATCTAAATGAAAATCAAGTTAATACAAATGTTAATAGAACAGTACCAATGTCTTTTCCAGTTTATCTAAATGGTATTAACGATTATGTGTTGTTAAAGGCGTATACAAGTTCCAGTTCAGGACAAGTTTTACAAGTAAATCCCAGCACTGTGTTTTCTGCTGTTTTAATCAAGTAAAGGTTGCTAAATGCTGAACATTTGGACTAAGGCATCAGGTTATAGTTTTGGAGTTCTTGCAGAAGAACTTGCTGTGAATATTCCATTGCCAGTGGCAAACGATACCGGAGTAAATTATAGTGTAATTTCGGGTAAGTTACCTGGTGGACTATATATTAAAGAAAAACACATTATCGGTAGTCCCTTCATTGTTGCATATTCTACTAAATTTGAATTTTGCATACGAGCATCTGCAAATGCTAGCAGCACTAATAGCACAATTGTTGGTGGTGCATTTGTTCCCACAACAGTTACTTCAGGAACATTCTTAGTTGGCATGAAATTATCGGGAGCCGGTATTCCAGCGGGAACATATATCACGTCCGATCATCACAACGGAACATTTGGGGTTAACACTACAGAAAATATTAATTCTGTCAATGTTACCGCAACTGGCTTTGCAGATCGAACATTCTTCATATCAATCGACAGTAACCATTTTCCAACATTTATTACATCTGCAGGAAATTTACCCATTGGGCCCAATCAACAATTTTACACCACTGATCAAACTTATGTAGAATATCAGTTAGAGGTTATAGATATAAGCATTGCAACAAATCGAGCATTGAATTTTTTTATAGCTAGTGGCGACGGAAGTTTGCCACCAGGTTTAACATTAAGTAATTCTGGCCTTATTAGTGGATACATTTTACCTTTGCCAAAAATAACTACAAATGTTGGTTTAATGAGTGTGAATGATGTGGGAGGGAGTACCAACAGTTTTGATAGTTACCAGTACGATACTATAATGTTTGATTATAATATCCCAGCTTCGGTTAAACATTCACTAAGTTTAAATTATCAATTTAAAGTAACAGTAACCGACGGGGTTAATAATGCTTACCGAATTTTTAAAATATTTGTTGCAGGAACTGACGAATTCCGAGCTGATGCAACTATTTTAGATGGTCAGGCAGATGGGTTTACTGCGGACAGTACATATGTAAGAAGTCCACAATGGTTAACTAACAGTAGTTTAGGAACATTTAGATCTAACAATTATCTCACAGTACCTGTAGCGTTGTATGATAACACCGGGGTAACATTCCGAAAAGAACCAACTAATCACGAAACATATGCAGTAGCTTATCAAATATACGGTCTTGATAATATTATCACAAGCAATACTGTGACCATAGACAATGTATCAGTTGCTCCAAAAATTGGACAGTGGTTCACACTTAATTACTATGTAGAAGGAGCATTGGACAACCTTTATCAAATAATACAAGTTGATAAATTAACTTCTACACGATACAGATTAACACTGACGTCTAAATTATTAGTTAGTATTCCAAATAATACAGCATTTTACATAGGAACATTGTGCAGATTTCCAACTGGAATTAATTTTGATCCGTTGACCGGTGATTTATACGGAATGGTTCCGTATCAGCCCAGTGTGACAGAAAAGTTTACATTTACAATTACAGCAACCCGAACTGGTGATAGTAGTCAAGAATTAGTCAGTACTAGCAAAGAATTTAATTTAATTATGCTAGGAAGTATTCATAGTCAGATTACTTGGATTAGTCCAAGTAATTTAGGAACTATTTCTGCAGACTATATTTGCACACTTAGATTGTTGGCCGAGACATCTGTAGCAGCTGCAACAGTTACATATACCGTAGTTAAAGGAAGTTTACCCCCAGGAATAAATTTAAAATTAGATGGTGAATTAGTTGGGATTCCAAATCAATTTTATAATGCAAAAACACACACCCTAGGGTTAATAACTATTGACTCTGGCTCAACTACTTTTGATAGAAATACCACTACTATAGATCGAACATATACATTTAGTGTTGAATCTGCCGATCAATACGGGTATAGCGCAATTACTAAAGAATTTACGCTTACAATTGATTCACCTAACGATATTGTTTATAATAACATCATCGTGAGACCTTACCTAATTCCTGAACAAAGAAATATGTTTAAGAGTTTTATTAATAACTCAACTGTATTCACGCCGTCGAGTATCTATCGACCAACCGACACAAATTTTGGTATACAAACATCACTGACTATGTTGGTATATGCTGGAATAGAAGCTCAATCAGCAGCATCAATTGTGGGTGCAATGGGACTAAACACCAAGCGTAAACGTTTTCAATTTAAAAGTATACAAAAAGCAATAGCTGTGGATCCTGTATCTAATGAGCCAGTGTACGAAGTAGTATACATAAAAATGATAGATCCCTTAGAGCCAAACGGAAAGCACTTGCCGTTATCAATTAACTCTGTAAATTCATCGGAAAAAATTACAGCAGATACAAGCAATTCACTTTGGCAAAAAGGTTTTGAAGTTCATAAATTATTAGACGGCTCTGGAAATATTATGTTGGATCCAATTACAGGCGAGCAAGTAAGAAATCCTACAACTATTGAACAAGCTGAATTAGATGGTCTAGCAATTAATGCACCGTTTTTTAATCGTCCTGATTACAATATCACAGTAGACAGCACAGGATATCAAATCAATACTCCTAACCCCAACACGTATTTTCCTAGTAGTATTACAAATTGGCAAAAAAGAATTAGTACATCAATTAATAGTTACACGGTAGACGGAAGTCCTATATTAGCAAAAACCGAAAGAAATTATTTGCCGCTTTGGATGCGCTCTATTCCGTCAGGACAAAAGCAACAACTAGGATACATATTAGCTATACCACTATGTTTTTGTAAAGTTGGAACAGCAGATACTATTTTATTAAATATCAAGCATAGTGATTTTGATTTTACCAAAATAGATTACACAATTGATAGATATACAATAACGTCGGCAGCTGGATATACCGACGATAAATATCTAATATTTAAGAACAACAGGATAACAGTATGACAAGCCAAATAAACTATTCAGCAATTAATGTAGCATACCCAGTAGCAGGCGTGGATAACAACAGCCAAGGGTTTAGAGACAATTTCACAGCAATACAAGCCGGATTAGCCGAGGCATCCGCTGAAATCACACTCTTACAAACCAATGGGTTAGATGTTACTCAACCTGTTAATCAGTTACAAGGTACAATATTCAACAATGGATTGTATTCACAATTTAATGGTGTATATTACAATGCTGGTACTGTTGGAGCAGGCGGTGCATTAATAAATGTAGACAACGGTCCTATGCAAAAAGTAACGCTTTCGGCCAATGCAACTTTAACTTTTGAAAATTGGCCTGACGTTGGAATGTGGAGCACTATTAGGCTTGTATTGGCTAACAATGGAAGTCCGCGTGTTGCAACACTGGATACAACAAATTCAGGAGTATTAAAAACAGTTACCGGATGGCCGTATGGTACTAACCCAGTCACTGTATCTATTCCCACTACTGGAAAAATAGAGGTAATCGAAGCATGGACCGTCGACGGCGGCACAACTGTATATATAAAAAACTTAGGCCAATATTAATGCATCCACTTTCTGGCAATTTATCAGAAATCAAAGACGGGGATCTTGAGACCAAGATCTTTGATCTTACCAAAAAATATTTCATGACAAGCAATCCTGGGGTCAAACAACAGATAAGTTTGATGTTAGATACGTACAACGAAGAATTGAGCAAACGACGCCAAGAAACCCTAGCAAAAATGATGGAAAGTCGAGATAAAAAACTTGACAGTTTAATTAAAGTCAGTTAAAATATAGGCTATGCGCCTAGATAAATTTGGTAATCCTATTTTTAATACACAAGACATATTCAAATTCCTATACCAAGGAAAACTAACCAACCTCAAAGATCTAACTGTGGATTATACAGAAGATATCAAACAGTTGGAACAAACAGCCGGACTTACATTTTCAAAATTCAACGATCAGTTAGATTCTATTAGTATAGAGGACTTTGATCAAGCACTGCAAAGTGACTGGTTTATGCCACCTGAATACAAAGATTTTGATGTAGAAGAATGGTGTCTTAACCGTTGCACAACTAAACAACAAAAAGAACGAGTATACGACGAAATGGAAGCATATCGTGATCGTAAGATGATCCCTTTGCTACAATGGACCAAACATTTTGTAGATACATGTAATGAAAACGGAATTGTTTGGGGTGTAGGACGTGGATCCAGCGTGGCCAGTTTTGTGCTGTATTTGCTAGGTGTACATCAAATAGATTCAGTCAAATATAATTTAGACTGGCAGGAATTCCTGAGATAAGTAGTAGTATAATTAAGGAGATTACAATGGCTAATCAAAAAACAGGTATTTACAGAACAGCTAAAGGTCGTGAAGTAGACATGGGCAAACTAATTAATCAAAATGAGTTGCAACCAGCTGTGGGAAATATGAAGGTAAATGCTAGAGGCGACAAGTTAGGCGCTGGTGGCAAGATTATATCTTCAGGAATTCCAAGTCAAATAAATGCAAGCAGGCCTACGCCAGTGGCTGCACCAGTTGCCGAACCAGCGGTTGCACCAGGTAAAAAAGATGTATCTACTATGGATCCAGAAGGTAACGAATGAAAGTAACAGGAAAACTTATTCCAGTTCGTAATAATATCCTTATTACGGATATGAATTTTGGTGAGCAAATATCAAAAGGTGGCATTTTTGTTCTCAGCGATGATGGAAAAAGCGAAGGTGTTAAGCACCGATGGGGCCGTGTTTGGGCGATTGGGCCAGAACAAGAAGACGTCTCTGTTGGAGAATGGATCCTGCTTGAGCACGGTCGGTGGACTCGTGGAGTCACAGTAGTTGAACAAGACGGTACTGAAATTACAATTCGTCGTGCAGATGTAAATGGAATTTTAATGGTGTCTGATGAAAAACCAGACGGCCTCGAATTAGGTAAGCATAGCAAAGTAGAGCATGCAACATTTGATCCGGCAACATTTTCAAGACCCAGTTTTGAACAATAATTAAAGTTGTTTGAGTAACAGGGCTATTGACTAGCCCTGTTTTCACCTGTATACTACATAAAAGGAGAATCCATGATTTTGCTAAATGCAGTATTAACTTTATTAGCTGTGTATTTTGCCAAAAAAGAATATGAATCTGGAAGAACCATATGGGCAATGTTTTGGGCATTTCTACTAGGCTGGGATGTTCATACACTGTTATCTGTCATATGAACTACATATTGAGGAAATAAAATGGAAATAGAAGTACAACCTAAAGATACAAGTCGTGGACATTTTTATGTCAGCCTTGCAAAAAGTGCAATTAGAATTTTGGCGGGCTTGGCACTTGTATATGGTTTGGTGTGGGAAGCTGGATGTTTCCTTATTTTAGCAGAAGTATTGGGTGTGGTTGAAGAGTTAGTGTAATGTGGAGAGTTAGGTACTATATGGTAGGCGGAACAAAGACAACAAAGTTGTTTCCTACACTAACGGAAGCTACGTATTTTGTAGTGTATAAAATACGTTCTTGCGATGTTTACGAATTTTTAAAGGTTGAAAAATGAAGGAACTATGGGTAGAAAAATACCGGCCGGCAACTATTGACGGTTACGTTTTTAGAGACAATCATCAACGAGAACAAGTCGAGTCTTGGATTAAACAAAAATCCATTCCGCATTTGTTGTTTAGCGGTAATGCTGGCATTGGCAAGACCACTTTAGCAAAGATTCTATTCAAGGAACTAGACCTCAATGATCTAGATGTATTAGAGATTAATGCCAGTCGAACAAATAGTGTCGACGATGTCCGTGACAAGATTATTAACTTTGTACAAATGATCCCGTTTGGTGATTTTAAAGTTGTTTTGTTAGATGAAGCTGATTACTTATCGCCCAATGCACAAGCGGCATTGCGCGGTGTTATGGAAGAGTATCATACTACAGCACGTTTTATTCTCACATGTAATTACCCTAACAAGATCATTCCTGCATTGCATAGTCGATGCCAGGGTTTTCACATTGAAAGAGTTGATCTTGCTGAATTTACAGCTCGGGTTGCAACTATTCTTATGGAGGAAAAAATAGAGTTTGATCTTGATACATTAGATACATTTGTCAAAGCAACATATCCAGACTTACGTAAGTGTATCAACACAGTTCAAATGAATAGTCTTGACGGTACATTACATACACCCGAGTCTGGGGACACTGGAGCTGCAGATTATAAAATTCGAATGGTTGAATTATTTAAAGCTGGTAAGATTGGAGAAGCTCGTAAATTAGTTTGTGGACAAGCTCGACCAGAAGAAATGGGTGATATCTATCGCTGGCTATATGATAATATTGAAATCTTTGGTGAAGAAGCATTACAAGACAAAGCAATTCTTATTATTAAACAGGGCCTTGTTGATCACACATTAGTTATTGATCCAGAAATTAATCTAGCGGCAACACTTATTCGATTGAGTCATCTGTGAAACAAAAGTTAAAAAAAGCGTACATGAAAACTGCAGAAACATTTGCAGAATTAAGTCATGCACGTAGGCTTCATGTTGGTGCTATTGTGGTCAAGGATGATCGTATCATTAGTATTGGCTACAATGGTATGCCAGCAGGTTGGGACAACGATTGTGAAAATACTGTTTTTGTGTTAGGTAAAGAAGTAATCGACACCGACATGGTATCGTTAGGGTATACAAAAACAGATAATGGTAATTGGACGACACTTAAATCAAAACCGGAGGTATTACATGCAGAAACAAACGCAATCGCTAAGTTGGCTAAAAGTACTGAGTCTGGGGCTAATGCTACTATGTTTATTACTCATAGTCCTTGTTTGGATTGTGCCAAACTTATATTTCAGTCTGGGATTACTAGTGTGTTCTACCGCGACTCTTATCGTAGCAAAGATGGAATACAATTCCTCACAAAATCAGGCGTAAAAGTAAAACAAATAGGAAAACAAAATGACTAAACGTATTTTAATAATGGGACTACCGGGTGCTGGTAAAACATATCTTGCTCAAGCACTTAAAAAGTACCTTGAAACAAACGGCGATTTAATGAAAGTCAATCCCAGTCGAGTGATGAACTATGAAGGTATACCAGGTCCTGGTTTTATGCGTGTAGGTGTTGATTGGTTCAATGCAGATGACATTCGTAAAAAGTATAACGATTGGGATTTTTCAAACGCAGGCCGTATTCGTCAAAGTTTGCGCATGTTTCAATTTGCTGTAGAGTGTACAGGTGAATATGTTATCTGTGACTTTGTTGCACCGTTAGTTGAGATGCGCAACAACTTCAAAGCAGATTGGACTATCTGGGTCGACACAATTAAAGAAGGTCGTTACGAAGATACCAACAAAGCGTTTATTCCGCCCGAAGTATACGATTTCCGAGTTACGGAACAAAATTGCGAAAAATGGGCAGAGTTTATTGGGGAACATATACTAGCTGATCGTAGACGTCCTACATTCGATTGGCAAAAGGAAACTGTGCAAATGCTGGGACGTTGGCAACCGTGGCATGACGGCCACCGTGCATTGTTTGAACGATTGATAGCCAAGACTGGACAAGTAGTTATTCAAGTACGTGATGTACAAGGATGGCAAGGTAGCAATCCGTTCGAAGTAGCCAAAGTTAAAAGTTTTATCAAGCGTGATTTAGATCCATTGTATCAAGGACAATATGAAATACAAGTTGTTCCTAACATTGTACACATCGGATGGGGACGCGGAGTCGGTTATACTAGCGGTGAAGAAACGTTTGATGAAACAATTACTAACATTAGTGCTACTAACATTCGTAAAGAATTAGGTTTAAAATAATTGCTAATTAGTTTTAACTATGACAAACATTTAAAAATATCATAGAAAAAATTTATAATTTTCTTGATTTTTTGTATTTAAATACATGATTATGAAGGCCAATATGAATCAAATAACAATTAAAGATCAAATAATATTCCTTCACGAATTTCTGCAAACAGATATTGAAAAAGGAGTGTTTATAACCGGATCATCAATAACATACCTTATAGAATCCGAGTATAGGAAAGTATTGTGGACTCCAAATGATATAGATGTATGTATCAACTCGCACGATTTCCAAGAAACACATAATAGATTACATGAACTACTAGCATCGAGATCAACAAAATGGGAAACCCTGACAACTACACCCGGCTACACAAATAATAACTACTATATATCTGGGTTTGTCAAAGTTAGTTTACAAGGAACAAAAATAAATTATACTAGTCGTGTAGCATGGGCAGATTATAGTGTCTGTGCTATAATTAGTGATAGGCATCAAACAGTTACGCATGAACACACACGATCGGATATAGAGAATAAAATTCTTAGGCGTACAGGCCCGTTTAGAAAAAATGAAGCAGATTCTAAAGCATGGTTAGAAAAACGGTATCAATCTTATACTAGTAAAGGATTTTTAGACAACGATAAAATAGTTTGGAAACAAATACAAGAATTTATTAAAGAATCAGACTTACCGTAAAGAATTAGGATTAAAGTAAAAAAGGGCCCCAGGGCCCTTTTTAATGACTATCTAAAATAGCAGGACTATTTTATTCTCCATAAACCGCTAACACCTCCTTCACGGCATTATGGCGTTCGATGTCACGAGCATCAAATTGAACTATGTCAATATGAGTCAATCCAGATTTCCCCGAGAGTAAGTTACAGAAATTTATTAAACCGTTATCATTCATACGGTCTGCTTGCGCTAAGTCGCCAGTTACCACCATCTTACTGCCTTCCCCTAAACGGGTTAACAGCATCTTCATTTGATTCACCGTAGCATTTTGCATTTCATCTGCGATAATGTATGCATTTTTAAATGTGCGGCCACGCATATAAGCAAGCGGACTTATTTCAATAACACCTTCTTCTAACATGTTTGCTATGTCTTTTTGTTGATAATATTCTCCTAATACGTCAAATATAGGTCTTGTCCACGGTGCCATCTTTTCATTCAGCGTGCCTGGTAAAAATCCCAAATCTTCATCTACGGAAACGGCGGGTCTTGTCACAACGATTTTGTCAACTATTCCTTCCTGAAATAACTTTATACCATGTTGAACCGCTAGCATAGTTTTACCTGTGCCGGCTGGGCCGATAGCAAGAACAATGCTCTTGTGTTCGTCTTGAAGTTTTTGGAGGTATATTTTCTGATTAGAATTACGTGCTTGAATATTCACACGATTCTTCTTCTGAGGAAGATACGGCTGGAAATCAATTATGTTAACTTCTGATGTAAAACGCTTTTTCACTCTTTGTGTCGCTCGTTGTTTACTCATCTAGTTGTGCTCCTACTCTACTGGTTAAAGTAAGACTTATAGTGACCGCCCTGATAACTACAGAGGTCCTACACTATTATTTACACAATACACAGAATAATAAACTAATACGTTATGATTTTGAACCAGATAAATAAGTATAAGATCACCTAGGACACCAAATGTACCACGATATTTTAGACGTTATACGCAACATACAAGATCTGTATGAAAACAACAGCAGCCTTGCTGTATTGAAGGATTTTGAACGTGTTTTAGAAGAAACAGACATGTATGTTTATGAAAACTGGGACGAGGGTGAATTAGCTTACGGCCCTAAAGTAGATCGTCACTGGATTACAGCTGGGTTTATGTGGGAGCATAGTAAGATGCCTAACCCTACTGCTGCTAAACGCCTAACAGAATTAGGCTGCAAAGTTAAGTATCAAAAAAGTCAGTTAATAGAACCACGTAAAATACGTACTCCTGAAGATATCCGTCCTAATAGTAAGAAAGGCAAACTAGATCGCAAACCTATATGGATTGTAGAAATACAAATGCCTAAGAAAGTAGCATTTGACATCTATAAAGGTTATATGGACAAGATGAAAAATGATTACAAAGATAGTAAACCTACCGAGGCAGCTCCTCCAGGTGCTCCGGCAGCACCAGCAGGTGGGGCGCCAGCAGCTCCGGCAGCGCCAGCAGCACCAGCAGGTGGAGCACCGGCTGCACCATCGGGCGGAGGAGCACCTGTATGAACATAACAGAAAGTTTAAGAGCTAATGACCTACAACATTTAGTTAAAAAAGTTTTTGAAATTGATAGTTTTAAAAGCAAAGTTGGTAATGACGAGGATGTTGTTGTATTGAGTTTCACTGTTGATCAAGAAGATCCAGCTAAAGATTTAGAAAACTTTTTTGAGATGGGTTATAACTTTGTATTGGATGCAGATTGCACTCCGGGTGAGTTAGACGACGGCCAGTATCGTGTTTATGTAGAACTAGAACGAGGACGTAAAGTTGCTGAACAAGTATTTGAACTTGTTGAAGGTATTAAAAAAGTAACCGGATTAGAAGAACTAAGATTTCGATATTTTAAAAGTTTTAAAAGTAAATTAGCTTCATTAGAAAATTTAGAATCCGCAATACCAAAAAGTCCAGACGACTATAAAATTGCTACCCAGGAAGACAATTTAAATAATTTTAGTAATTTTTTTAGTAATAGCTATGCCGATACATTAAATGTAATCGATGAAAGCATTTCATTTACAAGACCTTATAGTGGAACTGTTTCTTTTGACATTATTAATAGCGGAAGTAAAAACGAAATATACAATAGTATCAAAGGTCCAATAGTATTAGAAGGTAAAGACATGGCCGAAGTTATGTTCTTAACTAAGGTTATTGGTAACTATAATATTACAAAGATAGGTAAGACTTTTATATTTGAAAATAAAGGTTGGGCCGTTGCACTAGAAAGGAAAGCATAATGAGTTTTGAATTTGATTTTACACAAGAAAAGTTAGAACAGATTATTGGAAAAAATCCGTATATTGAACACTGGTACGAAGCACTGTGTCAAATATTACCCGACTACGATATTAATACAGTACCGCGTGTTGCAGCTTTTTTAGCACAAACTGCTCACGAGTCTGGCGGATATAAAGCTATTAAGGAAAACTTAAACTACAAGGCAGCAAGTCTTTGTAAAGTTTGGCCCAAGTATTTCCCTAACATAGATGTTGCAAATCACTATGCACAACAACCAGAAAAGATTGCCAACAGAGCATACGCCAATCGCATGGGCAACGGCCCAGAAGAGTCAGGTGATGGTTGGAAGTTTTGTGGACGTGGGCTTATACAGCTAACTGGCAAGGATAACTATACCAAATATGCACAAAGTTTAGAAATTAGCCTAGACGAAGCAAGCGAACATTTGACAACATTTGAAGGTTGTGTACAAAGTGCCGCTTGGTTCTGGGAAGCAAACAATTTAAATCAATGGGCTGACA